CCTTTGATTATGAAACGTCCGGCCTTAATCCTTACAAGGGCAATCCAAAAGTTTTCTTTGCCAGTATTTCTAATGGAGATTCGGCTTATGCTTTTCAGATAACCGATGAGATAATCCCTTATTGGAAAAGATTTCTGGTTAATGCTGACATTAAAAAGATAGCCCACAATTTAAAGTTTGAGGATAAGTGGAGTCGGGTTGTCTTTGGAGTCAAACCGAGGGGCTGGCATTGGGATACTATGGTTTCCCAACATGTCTTGGACGGTAGAAAGAGGACTACCGGGTTAAAGTTTCAAGCCTATGTCCGGTATGGAATCAAAGGGTATGACAAGGAAATCGAAAAGTATAAAAAGGATTGGACGAAAGCACCCGTAGATAAAGCGTTACTCTATTGCGGCATGGATTCTTTGCTGACTTTTCTATTGTTTGCGGACCAAATGAAAGAGTTTGACGAAAACCCCTATGTCCAAAGTGGAAACGATTTATTTTTCAAAGGTAATTTAGCTTTGGCTGATGTTGAAAATAATGGCATCTGTGTAAATACTCAACACTATCTGGACGAAAATCAGCACTTGGATTTGCAGATTAAAGGCATTGAAAAAGGATTAATGAATAGTGGTGAGGCGAGATTGTTTAAAAACAAATTCAACAAGACCATTGATTTAGGGTCAGCTAAAGACCTGCGGGGATTATTTTATGACATAAAGAAAATTACACCACCCAAGCAAACTATCAAAGGGCAGGACTCAGTTGACCATAGTGTTTTGGTAGATATTAACACGGAGTTTTCCAATAAGCTGTTGGAGTTGAGAAAGTTAAATAAGATTAAGGATACCTACCTGTCTCAGTTCTTGCGTGAGACTTGTGATGACAACAAGCTGCACCCAAGTTTCAATCTGAATATGGTTGTGACTTACAGGAGTTCAAGTGACAAACCAAATTTCCAGAACATTCCGGTCAGGGACGAGAATGCCAAGTTAGTAACCAGGGCTGGAATTATTCCTACCAAGGGGAATCAATTACTGGAGGTGGATTACTCGGCTTTGGAAGTTAAAGTGATTGGCTGTGTCAGCAAGGATAAAGTATTAATTGACTACATCAAATCTGGTGCTGACCCGCACAAGGACGAGGCTAAAAATCTTTTCCTGTTTGATAATGACGAATGGGACAGCCTTGAAAAAGACAATGCCAAGGAGATTCGTTTCTATGCTAAGAATCAAAAGGTGTTCCCTTATTTTTATGGTAGTTTCTACAAAGGTTGTGCTGGCAATGTTTGGCCGCTTATTGATCAGTTGAAAGTAAAAAAGCACCTGCGCAATAAGGGCATAAAAAGTTATTATGATTTTGAGGAGCATTGCCGGGTAGACGAAAACAGATTTTGGTCTAAGTTTGTTGGAGTAAAAGAGTGGCAAAACAAGACTGAGGAATTTTATTTAGAAAATGGTTACATTGAGTATGTAACCGGATTCAGGTCTGATGGGTATCTGACTCGAAATGATTTATTCAATTGGCCCATTCAGGGACCGGCCTTTCATTGTCTCCTGTGGTCGCTGATTGAATTGAATAGGGAGTTAAAGAAACACCAGACTAAAATCATAGGGCAAATACATGACAGTATAGTCTTTGATATGTACCCACCTGAAAAGAAAATGGTTATTAATTTATGTAAGGGGATTATGACCAAGCGAATCAAAAGGAGAATGCCTTGGATAATCGTACCCCTGGAGGTAGAATTCGAGATGACTGAGATAGACCAAGCATGGTATTACAAAAAGGAGGTTGAGGAAAATGGGCAGGAAAGCGGCAAATGATACTACACCAAAAAAGATTATTATGAGTTTTTGTTTAAACCCTGATTTGGCTTTTAAAGTCAAAAGGAAATGCGTAAAGGACCATATAGGATTGTCGGTTGTATTGCAAGGATACTTGACTGAATGGATAGGAGAGGAGATTTATGGAAAACCTTCCGCTGCACCTAAAGTACAGGCCAGAAACATTTCCTGAATTCATTGGGAATAACCCAGTAGTTGAATCTTTAACCCATGTCTTATCCAGAAAGAATAGAGTGGTCAGGGCATTTCTATTGTATGGCCCCAGTGGTTGCGGCAAAACCACCTTGGCCCGAATCATAAAGCGTGAGTTGGGTTGCAGTGAGAAGGATTTTTTTGAATATAATATGGCTAACACTCGTGGCATTGATACGATTAGGGAAATCATAGCCAATGCAATCTACGCACCCCTCAATGGGTCCAAAAAGATTTATCTGATTGACGAGGCCCATAAGCTGACTACGGATGCCCAAAACAGTCTGCTTAAAATCTTGGAGGACACCCCTGACCATATCCGATTTATTCTGTGTACCACCGACCCTGAAAAGCTGATAGCCACAATCAAGAATCGGTGTACCGCTTATCAGGTTTCCCCGCTGATTGCCCCCCTAATGACTGCCTTACTCAGAGGAGTTTGTGAGAAAGAAAAACTGGATATCAGACCTACTATTTTAAGGGAGATTGTTAAGGTGTCTGAGGGGTCTCCCCGTCATGCCCTGGTATTACTGGAACAGATTTCCGATGTCCATGATCCTGAAGTGGCTTTAAAAATCATAGGAGAGGGTCTGGTCAACGAAGCTAAGACCATTGAGTTGTGCAGGGCCTTGTTGAAAAAGGATTGGGGTGACGTGGCTGCTATTCTAAAGGGATTGACAGTCGAACCTGAAAGTGTAAGGTATGCCATATTGGGATATATGAATTCCGTACTGTTGAGTAAAGGGGATGACAGGACGGCTAATATTATAACTTTATTTACTGAATCATTTATGTACTCCGGCAAGGCAGGATTATCACTTTCTTGCTACTTATCTTGCAGATAAATTGTCCGATATTGAGAAAGCATGGTATAATAAGTATATAAACAAAAAGGGAGAAACATGGACTTTGAAAATGATTTGCAGATTGACAAGTATGGGTTGGACGATGAATGGGCTAAACAACCGTCTACCTTTCACAAGTGGTCCGTACAGTTGGCTGAAAGCGAAATGGAAAGGGACCGGGCCAAGGAAAACATTGATTTGGTCAGGGCTGAATTGGACATGGCTATAAGGTCTGACCCAGCCAAATTTAAGTTGGAAAAAATTACTGAGGCGTCTGTCAGTTCAGCCATTACCGTCAATCAAAAGTATAAAGATTCAGTTGACGAATATCTTAAACTCAAGTACAATCATAAAATAATTCAGTCAGCCATTGAGTCTTTAAACCACAAGAAATTTGCCCTTGATAATTTAGTCCGATTGTTTTTATCGGAGTATTACTTGAGAGAGGCCCCACCCCAAGACCGTACCTCTATGCTCAATGAAATGAATAAGGATTCCACATTAAAGAAAAGGCTTAACCGTGATAGAAAGTAATCTGTTATGGTTTATAATTCCAGGATTTATCGTGGGTCTTGTCGTTATTTATTTAACGGTAAGAATAGTCACCGCTGCGTTTTTCAAATCTTTCTTTGAAACCAAATTAGAATACATAAAAAAACTAACAGGAGGGTCTAATGAAAGTAAGTCAATTAAGAGGTAAAATGTCGGAGCAGTTGTTGGAAAGGCGTAAGGAATCTTTTTCTACAAACGAGGGGGGTCTCAAATTCGGTAGCATAATCAAATCAGAATTAGACATTAAAGAGTGGTGGTGTAAGGAGGGGGAACACCTGATTGATATCCTGCCTTACATTGCTGGTGAGGGAAACCCTGAAAGGAAAATTAAAAAGGGGGAAATCAGCGACCATGCCACCTATTATGTCCACAAGAATGTCGGGGCTGGTGATGCTATGCTGGTTTGCCCGCTGGCTAACTTTGGCAAACCCTGTCCTATCTGTGAACACACCAAAGAGTTACGAGAAGAGGGGGCAGAGGACGCTGTTTGGAAAGCCATTAAAGCCAAGCGAATGACCGTCTACAATGTCGTGGTCTATGACGATGACAAGGAAGAAAAGAAAGGCGTCCAGATTTGGGTAGTAGCCCATTGGAACATGGAAAGGCATTTAAATATTCTGGCCCAGAAACCAAGGGGTGGTGGTAAGATTTTGTTTTCTCACCCCGACCAAGGTAAGTCAATTTCTTTCAAACGGACAGGATCGCAAAAGGACAACACCCAGTATTTAGGCCATAAGTTTGATGACCGGGAGTATGCCATTCCTGACGAAATATTGGACTCTACCTACTGTCTGGAAGAAATTGTCCATATCCCCGACTATGACGAAATAGCTGCGGCATTCTTTGGAACCAAGGGGGCAAAGCAACAGGTTGTGGAGGAAGAGGAAGAAGAAGTGGCCGTGGAACAACCGGCACCCAGAAAACCTTTGCGGGGGGCTAAGAAAGCCCAACTGCCCGAATGCTTTGGATTGGAAATTGACCAGATTGACGACTGTAGCAACTGCGATATTTATGATGATTGCATGGTCGAGGCTGAAAAAGCTGAGAGTGGTCAAGACCCTGAACCTGAGCCTGAGCCCACTCCCCCACCCAAGCAATCCTTGAGAGGTAGACTTAACAGAAAATGAGCAAACTAAGACGCAAGCTGGACGAAACAGCTAACGATATTGTATCAGGTGTCCGAGGCGGACGGAAACCTGTACAATCGGGTGGGGCCGGTCTACTCCTTTCTACCGGCTCCACCTTGCTTGACCTTGCCATAACCGGAAAAAGGTCAAGGGGTGGTGGCATTCCTGGTGGAATCTTATGCGAGGTCTTTGGTCCGTCAGGGGCTGGAAAGACAGCTATCTTGGCTGAGATAGCCGCCTCCTGTCAGTCCAAAGGGGGTGACGTGCGTTTCCTTGACCCCGAGGCCAGACTGGATCAGGAGTATTCCAGAATATATGGTGCTGAAATATCTCAAGGAAATTATCTAAGGCCAGATACCGTTACCCAGATGTTTGACATGATCCAGAATTGGATTCCAATACAATCAGATAAAATTAATGTTGTTGCTGCTGATTCTTTGGCTGCTTTGTCTACTGAGATGGAAATGGGAGATGAAGATAAGTACGGAATGAGACCAGCTAAAGAATTTTCCATGTGTCTTAGAAAAATATGTCGAAAAATAGCCAATGATAATTGGTTGATAGTATGTAGCAATCAATTACGAGAAGGACCAAAAGGGGAAACTACTCCTGGTGGTAATGCTATTCGTTTCTATTCCTCCCTCAGAATACGAGTTGGACCACCAGCTCAAGGTGCAAAAATACCTAAAGTTGTTACACTCGCCAATGGAAAGAAAGTAGAAAAGATCATTGGTATCCGCAGTCAGTGCAAAATCAAGAAATCGTCTGTTGACGAACCGTTTAGGGAATGCTTTATCTCCATTATTTTTGGTTATGGCATTGATGATATCCGAGAGAATTTGCAGTATCTCAAGGAGAATACCGGGAGTACGACTTACAAAGTAGCCGACCAAGAATTTAGATCAATGGGGAAAGCTATTGAATATGTTGAAACAAATAATCTCCAAGATACTTTAAAGAATGAGGTTATTGATTTGTGGTCTGAAATAGAGGATAAATTTAAAATCGAAAGACCCAAAAAGGAAAGATAGAATGACTAATAAGGTTTTTCCTGACGAGAGTGGAGATGCTTATGACCCCTGCAAGAATTTTAATGGCACAAATTAAATGAAATCCGGTGGTGGAAAACAGAAGGGGGGTAGCTTTGAAAGAGAAATCTGTAAAAAATTATCCGAGTGGGTATCCAACGGAAAAAGTGATGATCTATTCTGGCGTTCAGCCATGTCGGGTGGCCGAGCCACGGTCAGGAAAAAGAAGAACCAAGAAACAGCTTCTGGACAGGGAGACATTACAGCAGTTACCCCTGCCGGAAATAAACTTACTGACAGATACGTTGTAGAGTGTAAGCATTACAAGTCAATGGGTCTTGATCAACACGTCTATGGTCAAGGCCCATTGGAAGTGATATGGGATAAGTTAATAAAGGAATGTGTGGGTGGGACAAATAGTAAAAAACCCATGCTTATCTTCAAGGAAAATCGTAAACCAATACTAATTGGTCTGGACAGGCCGATAAAAGGGATAGTTGGTCTTGCCGTCTATTGGTCTGATATTTGCCTTTATCGTTTTGAAGGCGTGCTCTGCTTAAATTTTGACACTTTCATTAAAAATGAATAGAAAGGATATAATGGACTTAATTATTTCAG